ACTTAGTCTTCAGTAACCAACCTTGAGTTCCATCGACATAGACCAACGTATTTGCTGCTCTTTCTATTGAAACTGTTAAGTCGGATGCTGCTCCTTGAATGGGTTGAGAATTTCTTCCAATAGTTAAAGCATATGTATCAAATGTTCCTGCATAATCTACAAAAGAAACTTCGTCACCTTGAGTTGGTGATGATGGTAGGGTCAATGTAAATGAACCACCTGTAGTATTACAAAAAACACCTTCACCTGCTGAAGCAGTGTAGTTAGCAGTCTTAACTGCTACCCATGATGTTCCACCTGAATTATCTGCAAAAGATAAATTACCTGAACCGTCTGTTACTAAAATTTGATCTGCTGTTCCTGTTGCTGCAGGCATTGTTAAAGTGTAAGAGGTTGATACTGTAGCGTGAGATTTTAAACCCACATAGGCACTATCATCTGAATCAGATAATCTTAATTCTTTTTGAGAGTTAATAATTAAACCTGTACCGGCTGTCCATATTAAATCAGCGTCTCCTTCTAATGCACCAGCTGTACCCGCTGTAACTACTCTTGTAGCTGTTAAGTCAGATACTTTAGCACTAGCCATTGTTGTATCAGTACCATCAAAAGTTAAATTAGAAGAACCTGCAAAGGCTCCAGAACTATTAAATTGTACTTGTGTGTTAGATCCACCGGGTAATCCACCCATTACAACTTCTACTATATTAGTTCCATTAGAATAAATTTGTTTAAATCCTTTATCTGTTGCAGCAAAAGTTACACCAGCACCGCCTGTTTGTTCTATCTCAACAGTGTAGGCTCCTGTTGTTCCGTTTTCAATAATATATGTTTTTTCAATTCCTGCAGCTAATTGTACTATTTGATTTCCAGTTATAGCTCCAGTAAATTTTATAACAGCATTTCTTCCAACTGATAATGTTTCTTGTGTTATTGGTAATTGTGTAGTCTGAGCTCCACCTGCAAGAGAAAGTTCTTCAAAACCTGCTATAGCTTGTTGTACTAAATTTAAATTAGTATTTGTTTTATCGCCCCATGTTCCCGAGTTTTCACCCGTTACCATTAATTCTAGTTTTAAATCTGTCGAATATGATGATGCCATTTAAAATTCTCCTATTATGTTAATATTTTACTATGTTTAGGCAGCTAGATCAACCTCGGTCCAAGTATTATTTACGTCTAAATCTACCTCTACCCAAGGTGTTACTGCTACATTTCCTACGCTTGTGCTCATCGAAATACCTGTCACAAATACATTAGCTGTTTGTGCTGTAGTTGCCGACCCTATTGATACAGTTGCTGGTAAACCTACTAATTCAACTGAAGACACTGCATCCACACTCCCTATAGAGGTTTGTAATAATCCGGCAGTCGTTGTTGCAACAGTTACGTCTGCTACTGGTATCTCTTCTCCTATAGAAAGGGTCATAGCAATTCCAGTTAATTCTACAACTGATTCTCCTATTACTTGCCCAACATTACCTGTTAAAGCAATACCTGTTACATCTATTAAAGTATTTGCATCTGCTATTGCAGAACCTACTACAGTTTGTAATAATCCAGCACTAGTAAGAGGTGGACCTGCTGCAATTTCAATAGTACTAGTACCAATATTAGTTTGCATTAAATGTTCAGTAACATTAATAGAAATACTTCCATCAACTTGAATATCTACAGATCCAATTGATGTATCTGCTTGAGTTCCTTGTAGTGATATTGCACCCACACTGCCAACAGTGGCTGATAAAGAAATACCTGTAACATCTACATTTATTCCAATACCAATTGCTTCATTACCTGTAGCTGCAGTTAATGATTGTCCTGTAAGAGTAACTATTGTTTCTGCTGCCGATGTAGCTGTACCAATTGAAGAAGCTAGAGCTGTTCCAGAAGCAATAACTGAATAACCTGCACCCCATGCCAGATTTCCCCACTCAAGTCTTCCCCAACCTGAATTTAATTCGGCTACAACTGAAGTATTACCTATATTTGTAGTAATTGAAGTTCCAGTTACGTCAACAAAATTATCATTTTGATTTCCCCAAGCTAATAATCCCCATTGAAGCATTCCCCAAGTATCAGATTCTACTGTGTTTGCTTGTCCGCCCATCCCTGAGTGATATTGACAATAATAATAAAGTTGAGGTGCCGGATTAGCAACAGTTATTTGAGTATAAGCTCCCGCTTGACCAGGTGTGCCATTATAAGTTACACCTGTTGTATATTCTGAACCACCACCGTGTGTTCCGTCACTTGTTGTAGAAAATTTTAGTGGGTGATTACTATTTGTATTATTGGATTGGTCAAATTTATATGTTCCACCTTCAGCAAGATTTACTGTTTCTTGCTGAAGGCCATTAATAAAATATTTATTACCTGAACCAGTGCTTACTACTGTTACTGTGAAAGTTCTGATTACTGACATAAATATTTAACCTGCTCATTTTATATTGTTATGCAATTCTTAAGATCGCAGCACTTGTAGTAAACGCTGGAAATTGAATTGTAAAAGTTCCAGAAGTTGCTGTTTTATCTGCACCAAAATCTAATACACAAACAGAGTCAGTAGTATTTGAACCACCTGATGTAGTTGTGTTGTAAATTAAAGCACCTCTTGCAGTTAAACTAACTGAAGTGAATGATAAGTTACTAAAATCTACAATAGCTGTTGCGCTAGCCATTGATGTACTTGGGTTTGGTTTAACTAAAGCTAAACCACCAGCTACATAAGTACCAGTATTTGCTACTTCAGTATTTGATCCACCACCTGGATTAGTTGCGTAGTTTGTTGTTGATGCACCTAAAACTGCATTAGAATTATATAATGCTAATTTAAAAGTACTTCCACTTGTGAATTGGAACTTGTGTGCTCCCTCTAATAATTCTTTTTTAAATGAATTACATATTGCGTTTGTTGTTATTGCCATAATAATTTCTCCTTTTTCTTATTAATATTAGCTTCCTGTTTGATTCGGTGAAGGTGCTGGGACAACTATTCTTGGAACCCCGTCATCGTATTCACTTCTTCTTCTTCTGCCCATTTGCTGTAGGGCAAAATTCTGTAGTTCTTCTTTATACTTACTTTCGTATAACTGTAACATATCTTGAGGGCCTTTTAAATATCTGAAGCATTCTGCTAAAACTCCATGTAAAAGCATTCCTTCTTGATACTTAGATAAGTAAGTAGTGTTTGAAGATGTAAAATTAGGTGGTGATTTTATAAAATTTAACTGTACAACATAAGCTGCCGCTGGTGTGGGAGCAACAATAACATTAAACTCATCCCAATCAGCCCAATAAATTGGAGCTCCTGTTTCATTAGTTGGATTATATTCTGAAATAAAACTAGTGTCTCTTTTTTGTAAAAAAGTTCTTGTGGTTGTTGTAGTCCCACCTGCAGTGGTAGTAATTAAAGATTGTAAAGATCTTACAATCATACAGTCTGCGGGTAAACTTAAAGCTCTATTATTGGCAGTAAATGTAGATTGATCATATTTTCTTAAGTCATCATAATCAACTGTACCAGCTACATTTAATTCTACAATTCTAATAAACTCTTGAATAATAGAATCTGTTAAAACAGTAGTATCTACTTCTGTATAATTTCTTATTTGAGTTAAAAAAGCTGCATGTGTAATAGCCATTATGATATTATAACCTCTACAGAATTTATTTGTGCAAGTAATTGTCTTCTTCTATTTTGTAATGAAGGGTTTGTAGGCATCATTCCTATACCAATATTAGAAATATTGGTTGCATAGTTATCTCTAGTATCAATAGAGTTTTTTGTTTGAAAAGCAAAGTCACCAGGTAAAGTTAAATTAGCTACACCCACCATAGTTCCACCCGAGTTAGCTGAAACTGCACCTATTTGTTTAGGTTGTTGAAATCTTTGTGATCTAGGATTTTGTAAAGCAACCGCATCTGCTTTATGATAAGGCGGATCAATCTGAGGAGACTTAGGTTCATATTCTGTAATATGTACTAATGAACCATTCCATTCTTTGACCATTTGAGTATATGGAAATGCCATACCCGATCTGTCAGAAATTGCTAATGATCTTCTACCTCTAGCCCAAGACATTATACACCATCTCCATAATAAGTTTGTGGTGAAATATAAACTGAAGTTCTAGAACCATCTTCTCTTAATGCTCTAGTCATTTCATCTTCATAAATTCTGTTTAACATTTCTGTTCTTGCTGGAGCTCTCTTTTGAGCTAAGAAATATGCAAGACCTGAAGCCATGCATGGTAAAAATCTAAAAGGTAAATTAGGATCATCTGTATAGGACCCCGCATCCTGGATTCTATTGATAGAATAATATTTTAATGTTGTATAAGTAGATGCATCTGGAGCTAAATATAAACTAATAGTGGGAGTTATTTGTCTGTCTACAAAATATTGCGAAGGCTGACCTGTTTGATATTTATTAGGGATAGCTTGATAAGCTGATCTATCAACTTTAGTTAAAGTTACATCTTGAGTATTTGTATTATTTTGTGCTGTTGGTGTTGTAGAGATATAAGCTTCTAAAACGTCTGAAACATTTGAAGGTACAGTATAAGTTGCTTGACCAGCAACTAACGCAACTTCGTTTAATTCTACTTTCCAAAGATGAACACCTCTATTACCCCATTCAGAAAATAAAATATTTAAACTTCTTCTAGCAGATTTTAGATCATGTCCACTATTAGATTGAATACCGATTCTCTCATACGCTTCTGAGATAACGTCATCAATAGTTAAGTTAAAATTTGTAGTTTGTGATGTAGCCATAGATACACCTTATTAAATTAAATCTTCGCTATATTCTGAAACAGTAATAAATTCACCATTAGAAGCTTTAGCCATTTTACCTTTTTTGGCTTTAACTTTATCATAAATTTTTCCAGGCTGTAATGATTCATTTTCTAAACCCATACCTGAAGTTCTAGCTGCACCAAAACCTCTAGTGGATGGTTTTTCCATCATCATTCCTCTGTTTGCTTTTTTCATATATCCCCCATGTCTTGCTGTTTTTTGTTTTGGCATTAATTTAAAATCATTACCTGAAATTTTACCATCTCCGTCTTTATCTAGTTTTACTTGATTACCTTTTAACATACTTCCTCCTATTGATTTTTTTTTTGGTTTAACTCTATATTGTTCTTTTCTATTTTGATAAAATTCTTTTGCTAATTTATGGGGATCATAAGCTAATTTTTGTTTCTTTTTTTCTTTTTTTTCTCCCTCAACTAATTCAAAGAAAGTGTATTTTTTCTTACCCACTATATTAATCCTTTATAATAGTTTGTTGCAAAGCCCCCTTTATTAAATTTCATAGTACCGCCAGCAGCTTTCTTTTTAATTTTTTTTGTAGGTCTTCCACTCGGGCTCATTAATTCATCGTGATAATCTTTTGTACTTTTTTTTCTTAGTAATTTTTTCTTAGCTTTAACTCTAGCTTTTGCTTCTGGTGAAAGATTAGCAGTCTTATAAACAGCTTCCCCCGCTAGTAAAGCTAAACCCACTGGAGTAGCGACTCTAGCTATTTTTGCTAATCTAGAAGCTTTAGCTAATTTAGAAGCTTTTCCAATTTTACCAGTATACTTTGCTAATTCTTTTGCTTTATCTAATGTTTTTCCTGTTCCTGCTGCAGGTGCAGCTTTAAATAAATTTTTTGCTTTTGATGCAATTTTTTTAGCAGCTCTTTTACCTTTAGATATTAATCCTTCTTCAGGTAATTTTTTATAAAGTGCGGCAGTAGCTTTTCCTGCTTTTTCCATTAGACTTGGTTTTTTAGCTACTACACCTACTTTAGCTTTTATTATTTTACCACCCATGCCAAATTTTTTTACTTTACCAAAAGTTAATTTTTCTAATGTCTTAGCTTGACCTGCATGCATTTTAGAGGCTTTTTTTAAACCTGTAATAACACCATCTACTTTGTTTTGTGTATTAATTATTTTACCAGTAGCAGCTTTTTTAGGAAAACCTTTTTCCATATTACTATAAGATGATTTAGATACAGTAGAATCAGCTTTAGATCTAGAGATCCCAAGTTTACGTCTACGGTTAATATTCTCGTATAAACTCATACATTTCCTTTTTAGTGGCCACTTTGCTCTATCATATGATTTACATCATATTTTTTAGCCTTTATTGTTATATAACTTAATGGATTGTAACACTTTTGATTAGTAGATTCTAGACCTTAACTTTTTTGTTAACAGGTTTATAGACTTTACCGTGGGTTTTTTCTACTATCTTTTTAAATTTAGCTCTTTCCCATTTACCCCAACCTCTACCTAAGCCGGGCTCTAATTGTTTTGGTATCTGTGCTCTAGTTATTGCCATTTAATTTGAAACCTTTCCGTCTTTCCATTCCATATCAGGTAAGCCTTCACTATATTTTTTACCATCAAAGGTTAATACTTGTTTTCTGTTTGAACCAGATTCGTGATAACTAATATGTATCCATCCCCCTGCCGGATCGTCTTTATCAAAATACTCCATAATCAATTGATCAAAATCCACGTTATTTTGTAGCCAGTAAGCAGTCTTAATGTTTGGTACCCCAAAAATTTCTAGGTCGCATGCCTGGCCTAGTGCGTGCTGCGATGTCTTTTTGCTGCCGATCGCTTCGCATAACGCTTCACTACGATATCCGCTGGTAATTGTAACCGGCTTGTCGAAGTGTGCACGTAAAGGTTCTAAAACTTTATAGCATAAGTCGCCTAAATTTTTAATCTCTCCAGGTCCTGGAGTGTTATCAATTGTCTTACGTTGAGCTACCATTGAAGCGGTCATCTCTTTTAAAGTGAAATGTTTACTAAGTTGCATAATATTTATTTACCTCTAACAGAATCAATGAAATTGTAAACTCTTCCAAATTGTTTGTCAATGCTCATTAAGTCAGACTGGATCATGGTTACTATTAATTGAAGTTCTATAAGTGTGACCAAAGTCCATGTAGCAAGTCCCATTAGGATTGTACCTAGCAATGCTATTAATGCTGTATTAGTTTTTCTACTCATTTGTAGGTACTGGTAATTCGTCTGTTAAGTATTTAGGTATTTTTAATTTTTTCTTTGTAGAATCTTCTCCCATATAATTATCTGGATTTTTGTTCATATATTCTTTTTTTAAATTATCCCAATGATTTCCTTCTTCTTTTTTATTAAGAACTTCTTCATTAACTGATACTATACCCTTACACTTTAAAGCCAAAGATTTAAAGTTTTCATTATATAGATAACTAGGATTAGCATTAACTTTATTACAATGTTTTAATAATTCTAATTGTTGTTTTAATATAAGATTTTCTGTTCTTATTCTATTTTGTGAGTCACAATTTTTTTTAGATAGACCTAAATTTTTTCTAAATGATAACCTTAGTTCGTGTCTATCATTATCATAATCACTAGTACTTGGAATACGATAATCATGTTCGGTTTCAACTTTAGTAATAGCTGCTTCCATGCTTCCGTAGACACATTGTCCTCCATCGTTTTGAAGATATTCGTTTTTAGGATAAGCAGGTTTTGCAAACAAAGTTAAGAGTGTAAACATTATAATTAATAGTGCAGTAAATCTGTAATCCATCTTGAGAATCTCCATACATTACCTAATAATCATTTAATAAATCTCTAGCTACGTCTTTAATATCATAACCTTGTTCCCGTACCGTATTAGCGAGCACGTTGTAAAGGTTCTCTGCCATGGTCCAGGTAGCTTCTGCTGATGCAAGTCTAGTTTTTACATCTGCCATCTTTTCTTGTTCGTAAGCTAGATCTCTTCTAAGATCTTTTATCTCGACTTCTTGTATTTTTATGATTGCTAATTGATTAGCATTGATTGTGTCAGTTAAATTGACAACGTACTTAACGCCAGTGAACGTCCCGAAGAGAACGGATGCTATGACAGGTACTAATACAAAATTCTTTTTGAATAACTCTGCAATGTTCATAATTTAATCTCCTCATTTCTTCTCCTCAATTTCATAGAAGAAGTTATCTGTGTCTTCTGTTTTCCATGCTCCGGTATCTTCTACATTCCATTCGTTAGTTTGTACTTTCCAGTCAGGAATATTGTCCTTGACTGTGAATGAAGGTAGGTCCCATATACATCTGTTGTTTGGCTGAGCCGCATAGTTGCCGTTGTCTAACGCAATTATGTGCGCGCACTTATGTTCGTGCGGAATTTCTGAATGATCAGAATTTAGTATATTAGCATCTGGATGTCCCCAGTCAACTGTAAATAAATACTTACCATGGTACCATTTCTTATCTTTACCAATGTATTTGCCGGATGCGGCTGTTAAAATATCCCAACTAGTAATAGCAGGGTAATAAGAAAAACTATTCCACA